ATTTAGTTTTTTGGTTCACTCAATTTCAACGCGTCAATTACTCGACTGATATCACGTTTGTCAAGATCACCCGTTGTATGCACCTCACGATTTAATGTTGCGCTAATAAACGTTTTCAGGTCATCGCCTTTAAGGCCTTGACCGTTTGCTAGCGCCCTCATCATGCCTAATTGTTTAGCAGACGGATAATCACGCTGTGGCACCTCTGGAAACGGCACCTCTGCGTCAGGTAACGGCACAACAGGCGCCAAACGCGTCGGTTGACGTGACTGTGCGGCCATAACCTCATCACGGCTAGCCAACGATTTATTTGCCCCAATACCTGCATAAGCGAGTGCACGCCCAACAGCCGACGTGTACCCGACTTCAGATTCGCTAAATTTTGTGTACGGTGTGCGACCCGGATATATTTCGCACGCTGACGCGACAACTGGCAACGGGTCATCAGGTGAACGCCAAATCGTGACCGTGCACCTAATGAAACATGATTTGTCGGGCATTTCAACAATTTCGCGTGATGTTTCTTGTATGCGTAGTTCAGGCCAACGCTCAAATGCGATCTTTAACCGTGTCGCAACATCGACATAGTTGTCCATAAAGTTTTGCGTCATGCTGCAAATGTCCTTTGGTGTGCAATTAATTCGTTTGTTGCTGGCAACATTTCGATTGGCCACAATTGGTTTTGCGGTGTCGCAAAACACGGGTAACGCCAAGTTTGTTGCCAATTTGATTTACGTTCGTTACATCGAGCAATATCCGACCAGCCGCGTATTGTTGCCGTAAATTCGTTTTTGTCAACCGTAACCAAAATATAGATTCCGGGTTTGTCACCGTCAACATTAATTGGGTGCGTGAGTAGACAACCGTTTGACCAATAAGTTGTGCGTACTTCATAACCTAAAATGTCGTAACGGTTTTTGTCGTAGGGTCGATACACATATTCGTAATCAAAATAATGTGCTATTGCTTGTTCACCTAAATTGCCTTGTAAAGTTTGTTCAAACGTCAAACTGTCTGGCTGATCGTATTTTGTACGGTAATGGTTTTGTAATGCCGCGTCTTGTTGACGATTTGCGAAATCAACACATCGCTCAAAATCATCGTCATTTAATCTAATTTCCACGATGTACCATGTTTTCTAAACGTTGTATTTCAACTTCGTTTTCGTTTAACTTAAGTTGTTTTATGCCGATCTCGATATCGCGTTGTTTGACGCGCTCGAGCAGATCGGTGACAATGCTGCACAAATATTTAATTTCTGTGCGCGCTTGATTAAGTGTGTCAATTAGTTCGCCGTCGTCTAGCACGTTGCGATCGTCAATTTCCATTTGCAATGCTCGTAGTGTGCTTCGCGCTGCAAGTTCGTGCGGTTGCAATAACGGCACTTGATTTGCTGTTATTTCGTTCATAACTTGCATAAGCGCTCGCAACTGTGGGTCAGTTATCGGGTTGATGTTTCCGGTCATCGTTAGCCTTTCGTCGTGTGGTGAAATACAGTAGTGCATAGGTGTACGCCGTGAGCACCGTTGCAATGAACAGGTGTTTTATAGTGACCATGCACGCCAGCCGTTTGAGTATCGGTAGATGTTTAAAGCCGATCGTAAATTGTCTTCTAAATCAAATAGGTCGTCGCATGTTTGTATCAAACCGTATGCTTGCAGATAGCCGTTGGCAAAATATTTTGACGGTTTGCACCAAAAGTAGTTGATTTGCATGACGCCAGCGCTGCCCCCGTTTGGGTCGGTTGCATTAAACGCTGTCGGGTTGCAACGTGACTCACGATAGGCGATCGCCACAACGGTAGTTAGTTCGTTTTCGGGCCAGCCGACGTGTCGAGCCATGTCAAACACCGTCTGACACGCATTAGGTTGCGTTATAGGCGTCGTTTTGACCGTCGTTGGCGGTAGGGGCGCTGGTTGTTCTAAACCTTGCCAAACGGTGACTGGTGCTGACTGCGTGTTTGGTGTCGGCGGTTTAGCCAATATGAATATTGACGTGACGCTAATAAATAGCGATATGGCAAGTTTGCTGATAAGTGTCATTGGTGACCTACTTTCCCGGTAGGTAACCAGCCTAAACAGATTGCGGTGCCTGTTGCGGTGATACCCCAAAAACGCTTACCCAGCATGCTTTTGCCATTCTTGCGTCGTTTGCGATCGTCGGGTCAATTTCTATGTGATACCAGTCGCCTTCCTCAAAATTGCCTGCCTGCCAAGTGCCACGATCACACTTCCAACTGCGTCGTAACGCATAATCAATCACTAGTTGTATGCCAAGCGCGTCGGCGTTATCCAACAATTTGACAATAAACGCCAACGATATTTTGCGGCCGTCCTGTCGACCCAAGTTTTTTTGAGCCTGCCAACGATACGACAAATCCATAGCAAGACCGCGCGCATGATTGCTAATAATTCCGGGTTTGCCGCGCACGTCACGCACAACAAATGTGCCGTTATTCCATAAACTGCCGTCGCTGTGCACCGTTGCCTGTCGTGCCCACTCCGACGTGCCCATAAGCGGTTTGGTTACGACTGGTTGTTTGGTGACTATGTACGGTTTAGTCACGATTCGACTGCCTCTAATTCGTCAGGTATGCCGTTGTTATTTTTGTCGCGTCCTTTAATGCCGTTGGCCGACACCAAACCTGATAATGCACCTGTCAAAAACACGCTGATCGTGCTAAGTAGATCGACAATGCTGCCGTCAAGCGGTGACAATTCGGCTGGCATGTTGACAAACAACATGCCGTACAACAAACCAACAACCATAATCGCAAACGTTACGGCCATAATTATGCCGACACTGACAATCAGTCGGGCGTGCAGTTGGTCATTTTCTAACTTCGCACTTGTCCGCCGAAACATATTCACATACCTCGCTTAATTCTTTGTTGGTTTTTGTTGTTGTGCACGACACTAAACACAATAATGCTAAGACTGCTCGAACAATAGCCATGTCTGTGTGCTTTCGTCCCAATAATAATCGCCGTCAGGTTTTGGTATTGGTGGTTGCCAGTCGTTGTTTTCGTCAAGTGTCCACGAGCCGTATGGTTGTGGTGCGATGAAAACATCGTTCACCGCATCATAGGTGTAGCCGATACCTGCATATTGTTTGCGAATCTTGTGATTGTAACTTGTGCGTACACAAGTCTGGTTACGAAAAGTGCTGTAGAACTCCTCAGGTGTTTTGCCGTCAATAAGTTGTGTTTCATCTACGCCGACTATCACTTCGGTTACTCGATTGTTGCTGTCTAGAAATGCGTAATGTGCCATATGTTTATTCTTCTATGCCCACGACACGTTGCCTGTGCCTGCGGTAATCGTTGTAACTTTATTTGAACCAGATGTTGCTGTTGAACCTGTTAGTCCTGCGCCGATTGTTATTGTGTAAGCGTCAGGGTAACGCAAGATGACTACACCGCTACCGCCGTTTCCACCGTTTGCTGTGCCGCCAATTTCTGTAGCGCCACCACCACCGCCACCTGTGTTTGCTGTGCCTGCATTTCCGTTATTGTTTCCACCTAATGCGCCTGCTGCACCGCCACCACCTGAACCTGCTGCGCCTAAAGTTCCACCAGCACCGCCTGAACCGCCACTACCTTGACCGCCAGCGCCACCACCGCCGTAAGTTACAGATGAACCCGTTATAGAAACTGCGACACCATTACCACCAGCACCCGAAACGGTTGATGTTGAATTTCCACCTACAGCGCCAGCACCACCGCCACCGCCAGCACTAAGATAAGTAAAACCACTAGCAGAACCCGAACCGCCAGCGAAACCTTGATTGGCTGTGCCTGCGCCACCAGTTTTATTGTTGTATGAACCGCCACCACCCGAACCGCCAGCAACACCAAATTGACTTTGAGTGTATGCACCACGACCACCACCAGTTGATGTGATTGTAGAAAACTCGCTATTGCTACCGTTTGAGCCGTTATTGGTTTGTGATGTTCTGCCTGTGCCACCTGCACCGATTGTCACCGTGTAATTCGTATTTGCTGTAAGTGTCAATGCGGTTTCTAAACTGCCACCACCGCCCGTCGCTGTTACGGTGCTACGCAAACCACCAGCACCACCACCTGGACCGCCAACTGTGTTGCCATCGCCGCCGCCACCACCACCACCAGCAACAACAAGATAATCGACAACTAACGGCGGTGCTGCTGCGCCGACACCTGCAAGAATTTGCATGGCTACGCCGACAAATTGCCGACAACAACCCAAGTATCGGTCGCAATCTTGCAACACGTCGCGACCGCATACTGTGCGTTAGTTTTCAATTTGCTACCTGCGCTTCGAAGCGTTACACCAGCACCAGCCGTAATAGTGACTTGACCTGCACCAAGTTGCATAATGTTTATTTGTGTGCCAATACCGTAAGCGACGCTCGAATTTGGCGGAATTGTTAGCACGATCGATGACGCGTTATCGCACGTTAAAAGTTTGCCGTCATCACCCAAAACCGTTGTATATGTTGTGCCGGTTTGTGCGTTGATCGCAACCATAGCGGTCGCAACATTGGTCATTTCTGCCGCTGTCAAAACCTGCCCTGCTGTAAATGTTTCGCGTGTTGCCATAATTACCTCACTTTATCCTAAAACATTTGTTGAGTCGATGATGCCATATACAGCGTCGTTCAGTATCAGTTCGTAGACGATTGTTGTTGGTGCAGTAAAATACATGATCGCATGGCCGTTGCCGACGCTAATTGTGTGTTCTATGCCCTCTACCGACAATTCCTGTGCTAATTGTGTTGTGCCTGCGCCGCTACTAAACGTCTTTTCTATAGTGATTGTGTCACCAATATCAACTATGGCTACGGTATCGCGTTGCGCTGTAGTCAATTTGTTTAGGTTTGTGCCGACTGCCGTATAGCGTGCCTCAGGTTCGGGTTTAAGCAAATAGTTTGCCAACGCCAACGCTGCCGTGTCGTTATGCAACAACGAATTGGTGATACTTGTTGTTTGCACAAAATATTTTGCTTGACTGGCTACGTCGTCAGCAATTTGTTGTGTGCCACTAATGATCGCTACGGCCGCCCGGTTCACAACTTGATCTGCCTCAAACGATATGCCAATTTCGTCGTACGGTATGTTTGTGCCGTCGTCATGAAAATCGGCAACCGAACCGCTAAGCGTGTTACCGACACGCGGTTGAAACGTCAGGTCGCCGTCACGCGACATAAACAACCTACCTTGTTCGGCTGCATTTATTTGTGTGCAATATTGCAACACGTTCGTGCCTGCTGCGACCGTGAACGCCGCCGAACCACCCAAAGTTTGTGTGCCTGTGCTGATGTTGCGTTGCGCTACTGGAAACGCTACCTCAGGCAAATTAAGCACCGCACTTAAACGCACGCTCGACAATTCCTCGCTGACGTTGTATTCGTTCAAATATGTTTGTGATAACAAATAGAAATCGTCGGCACAATAAACCGTTACGGTGTCGATACCACCTAACGCAAAGTTGTAGTCATAGTTGACGATGTAACCGTTAAACAAGTATTGTTTTGTGTTTGTGTTGTCGTATCGGGCCAGTCTGACGTGTCGCATTGGTGCTAAACCGGGTTGAGCCGTTGTTGGGTCATAATATGGACTATTGATATCAAACGGGTTGAATAAACCGCTTGTGTCGAGCATGTTGAACACCATTGTGCCTGCGCTGAACTGGTCGCCTTGATCGCGTCTGCCGCGTTTGACAACAATGTTATTTACACCTGTTGTAACCGTGACATAATTTGTTGTGCCATCTAGAACGTATGTTGTGTTGTTCAACACGCCAGCGGTTGCGTCATCAAGTATGAACGCGTCTTGCAGAAATCCTGTGTCAATTTCTAGGCTGTAGTTGCCAGCGCCGACGATTGCTGTGCCAGCCATTACGCGACCTGTATCTGTGCTGGCCCTGCCGACCTGTTGTATGCGCGAATGGCGTTGACGACCGCCTGACCGATTTCGGCGCTAGTCGACAAACCGCCGTTCACGTTCACCGTGATACCGCCAACGCCACTATTGCGATTTAACGGTACGACCGCTTCTGGCCCCTTTTCACCGATCATCGCCAACGTGGGCGAATTAACTATGCCACCTTCGGCCAACATGGGTATGTTTGGCACCGCAAAACCTTTGCCACCAAAACCCGGCACCCAATCCGGAAACTTAAACGACAATTTACCGATTGTGTTATTCCATAGTTTTGCTATTGCGTTAAATATGTTTTTGTAAATGTTTAACACGCCCTCAAAATAACTTGTCAAAAAATCTAAACTCACTGTCACACCTGTTTTGATTGCGTTGAACACCGTGTTGACTACGGTGCGGACAACCTCAAATTTTTTGTATAGCACCACCAACGCCGCAACGAACGCAACAATAGCCAAAATGACTAGCGCTATCGGGTTTGCCGACATAACAAAATTGAACGCCGCTTGCGCCGCTGTAGCAACCTGTGTGGCGATCGTCCACGCTTTAATAGCCACATTTGCAACAACTATTGCGGCCGCTAAACCGCCGACCGTGCCAGCAATAATCAAAAACAATGTCGTGTTTTCCTGCGCCCATTTTGCGACCGGTTGCAATATTTCTAACAACTTTTGCAACGCTGGCAACAACGCCGCGCCGATCGATTCCTTTGTTTCGTCCATAGCAATTTTCATCGACTTCATACGGCCCTCGTATGATTGCGCCGCAACGTCGGCCGCGCCACCAAACGACACCGACAACGCATTAGTAATATCGTCAAGTGTTGACGATGAATCAATAACACCTTTAAGCGACGGGTCAAGTTTCGTTAGCGCCGCTGTTTGACCGTTTGCAGCTTTACCCAACGCCATTGTGACGGTTTCCAAATCTTTTCCGGTTGCCGCCGCAATATCAAGCGCTGTGTTCATCAAATTTTGTGCAACCTCAACCGACCCAGTCGATCGCACAAGGTTTGCCATAGCCGGACGCAACTCGTCGTCGGCAACCGCTTTAGACATCGACATAGAACTAATAAACTGTTCATTTTGCGCAATAACGTCGTCGGTTGCCATAGCGCTCGTGCGTAACTGTTGAGCCAACAAATCTTGTGCTTTTTGATCCTCAACTGCCGCTTTGGTTGCCAAACCTAAACCCGTTGCCAAACCACCTAAAACACCAACCGCTGGCAACATCGCTTTTTTGAGCGCAAACGCCGATTTAGCGCCAGCGCCTTCAAGTTGCTGAAATTCGGCCATAGCCTTTTTGAGGCCCGTGCCGTCAAATTCCGTGACAATGGGTATGGATACGGCCATTAGTTCAATTCCTTTTGCACACGTTGCATAAGTCGATCAATCAACGTTTCTACTTCGCCTTCAACTTGATATTTGTTGCGTTCCCATGCTGGCCAAACAAACCGTGACGGTGCACCATATTTGGCGCTCAACGATTGCACCATTTGACCGCCTTGACTCGTCGGCACTTTACCTTTGCCTGACATGTCAATTAGCGCCGCGCTGGGCCCGGTGTAGCGCACAAAAAACGTTGCTAGGTTTGTTGACGCGCCTCGATATTCGCGCACCTTTTTGCCTGACACACCCGACGCGACTTTGTTTTGTTTGTCGTTGTACGGGAACATTTGGAAACCTGACGCTGTTGTCCATTTGCGTGCCATGCCCGACAACGGTGCTGAACGTGGCGATTTTGCTTTAATGTCGTTCGTGACTGGTGCGGTAATTTGCTTGAAATCCTTTGTCAAATCGCGGCGCGCCTGTTTGTCAATACTGTTCAACACTCGTAGCGCGTCCTTGACGCCGACGACCGTTGTTGACGCACCAATCGAGTCAGCCATTAGTGTGCCTTGCGTTCCTTGTTAATTAATTCGATAACGGTGTTCATGTCATCTACCTCAAACGGTATTTCGCTCGGCCAAAATCCTGTTGCCACGACAATTTGCGCTAATCCGTAGCGGTAAGAACCGCGTCTACTTTTGGGTCGTTGACCGCTTTCGGCAAACACGACTTCAATGATTTTAGATAATCATCAAATATTGCTGGCACCGTAATACCTGACATTTTTGACGCTTCATACGCCAAATACGCCAAATCCTCTTGACCGATTGCGCTGCCTAATTCTGACGCTTTGCGTTTGTATTTTCGTTCCCATAACACGGTGCAAAACAATGTTGTTTCGACTGTTACTGGTTCGCGTCCGTCAACAAATTCGACTTCTAATGTTAATTGCATGCGTGTGCCTTTCCGGTTGATCTTGCTTTGTTAGTTATCAGCGGCCAATGCCGCGCAATCACGACGTTGCTTTGGTGAGCACGCCACCAGCGAACGTGAGCGTGATAGTTGACAATTCACCCAACGACGCGTTGATCGGTGTGTGCGATTCAAGGTATGCGCCCGTAAGCGTGTATGTCGGGTTTGTTGCTGACGCTGCACCTGACGCTGGGGCGATCACAATATTTGTTGTGATACCGACCAAACCGTAAATTGTTGCTTCGGTTTCGGACCCCGCATAAGACTGATACAACTCGACTTCAACGCTGTTGTTTTGCAACGATGTCACCGTTGAGCCACCGTATTTGCGTGCCGTGTCACCAAATGCAGTTGTTTCTAATTGCTCGTACACGTAGTTGATTGTGGCCGATGTGCATTGGTCGGTAAGCGATACGCTGTTAATTGTGACTGTCGGGTTCGATAGGTAGACGCTGGTAGCCATGATTAGTCCTCGATTTCTATAGTTTTAGTTTTAGCAGATTTGCGTTCGCTTTGCGTGGATATATGGCCGCCTTCAATTAGGGCGTCAATGTTGGCGCCGTCAAGATCGTTGCCGTCGATGACATCGCCCGGCTCGTATCCAATCAGCCTGTTTGATGTAACGATGTATTTAGCCATGTCAATATCCTATGCTGTTTGTGCTTGCACGTTGGCGATTATTTCGTAGGACGGGTATTCGACACCGCCAATAAGCGTGCTGGTTGGTCGGCCGTCCGTGACCGCAATATTGGCTGCCAACACTTTAGACATGATATTTAACAATGATCGTTGCGCGTCTAAGTTCGCTGGCCCTAATGTCACTATTTTGACCGGAAACATCAGTTTGACGATGTTGTAATTCCAGGCGTCAAACGACGGTGCGTCAATAAATACGCATGGCGGTTGCATGTTGCGTGGGTCGTTCACGACCGCTGGCATGCCTGTTACCGCTACCAGCGTCGCCGTCAAATCGTCCAACGCTTCGTTGAACAAATCGGTAAACGCTACGGGCATTATGCGACCTGTGGTCTGTCAACACCCAACAACTGTTTCACCAACGGTGACAACCCGTTTGTTGAACCTGTTGACATGCCGTCAAACGACGCAAAATCAGTTATTGAGCCGCGCTGACGATACAACGCGCCACCATACATGACGGTTGCCAATTTGACGTCTTGACTGGGCACCGTTGTCAGACTGTCAAAATATCCGACTTCTTGTCTGCGACGATAACAAAACGCATTTGAAGCGGCTGCACAAATTGTCAAAAATGTTGTGTCGCCTGCCGTTGCTGTGCCAATGCCGATCCAATCCTCGATGTCGGTTGCCGTTATCCATGTGCATGTTTGCGTGTAGGTGACGGTGCCGGTGTAGATCGCGACAAACTCGACGGCGTTGCCCGTGCATGCAAACAAAATTTGGTTAGGTATCGCAACGTTTGTGTCATACAAAAATTCGCCTGTTTCCGCGTCGACGCCCGTAAATAAATATTGTGGCAACGCTAAAACGGTGAACGTGCCGTTAAACGGTGCACCCAACGACCCGACCGTAACCGATTGCCCGACCGTAATATCGGTCGGTTCAAGCGTCGATATGCAAGCGTAATTATCTAATAATTGTTTGCTTGCTGTGTTGTAAGTAGCCATAGCGGTTATGCCGCCAAACCACTAAGCGATTGTGATTGATTGTATGAACGACGACTTTGCGACAAACGTTGCAAAATATCCGTAGTAACTGAACGTGCGACTAAGTGTCGACGGTACTTCAACCGACAAAATGCCTTTCTGTTGCTCGTAGACCTCAAAGCCCGGTGCGTAGACAACAAGCATGGTGCCTGCTGCAAAGTTGTTGTCAACAACAAGTTGCAAACCGAGTGGGTTCATCGAGTTGTAGTTCAACGCGCCTGACGCTGTGCCAATACCGTTTTGTTGAACGATGTTTTGTCCGTTCACGGCCGGAAACAATGGTCGATAGGCGCTGTCTAACTGTGCGCCCAACTTTTCCCAAACGGTCGGGTCAACAAACAAATGTGTTGGAAAATAGTTGCTGTCCTCAGCGATTTCACGCGCTGCGTCATACAACGAATTCATCAACGATGTTGGGTTGCCTGCGGTGACCGTCCATGTCGAACCTGACGCTGTTTTGCCTGCGACCATAGCGTCCGCGGCAATGTCGTCGGTTTTAATTAGATATTCGCCTGCAAGATCGTTCAAAATTAAATTCATCGCGGCCGGGTCTGTGAAGTCCATGTCCTGTACCGACAAAGTAACTTGACCTGCAACGGTTGATTTTGTGACCACGTTTGACGCGATAACCATTGTCGTTGCCGACACCGCTGCACCTTCGGTTTGTGTTGCTGCACTTGTGTGCGTGGTGATCGTTGGTCGAATAAAAGTTTTTGACGGTGTGTTCGGCATTGAGCGTGCACCCAACGCTGTTACAACTGGTCGCACAAAGTTCAGGTCTTGAAACAGCGGGCCAAGTACCGGTACTGGCAACAAACCGGGTGTGTCAGTTGTTAAAACATCACCTGCGGCTGCTTGCAACGCGGTTGCGTTTTTGCGATTAGCCGCTTGAAATGCCTCGTTGACTTTGCGATATGTGTCCCCACCGATGTGCATAGCGGCAAGGTATTCGCCTGCTGACGGCATTTTAAATTCTTGTTTTGGTTGCGCCCAAAGTTTGTCGACAGTTGATTGCGCTGCTTCAACTAATGGGGTTTCTGTTACTTCGCTCATGGTTGTGTCCTTTGCTGGTTCCTGATCTGATTGTATATCAGGTTCTGTGGTTGTTTCGTGGATACCCTCGTCCGGCACGCTGGCCGCGACACGTTCGATGATCGCACCGCTAAACGCGCCTTCGCTGACCAGCGACAATTCTGACCAATTTGCTGCCTTGACGATCATGACGCCTTGCTCGTCGTAACTAAAATCTGTTGGTGTTACGCCGACAGATACTGCGTCAATTACGCCGTCGTTTGCGAGCGTTAATGCTTCGTCGCCTAGCCGTGTGGCGCTGATTTTGGCGGTGAACATCATGCCTTGTGGCGTGTCCACGCGCTCGACAACTTTGCCGACAATTTGATTGCTGTCGTGTTGCATATAAAGTTTCGGGTCGCGACCCGTGACTGGTAGCGACCCTTGCAAAAATCGTACTTTAGTGCCGTCCGAAACTGTTGCTGTTTCGTCGTATGTGACGGCCACACCGCTGATAGATCGGCGTGGCAGACCGTCTGCCGCCGCCGAATCTACGGTGATTAGTTGGGGGATTAACTTAATCATGACGGTAAATCTACACTTTCTGTTGTTGGTATTGGTGCATTTGGTTGGTTGATCATCGAGTATTCGCCGGTTAGGTAATCCTCTACGTCAAATTCGACGTATGTGCCGTTGGGTAGAACGTTGTTTTGGCTGAGTGTGCCAGCAATACAATCGGCGTAAGCGCGCACGCCAAATGTCCACAAATCCATGCGCGATTCGGCAGATGACTGGTATGAATATGACCCGACCGATATGCCTGCAAGGTATGGCGGTATGTTGCAAAGTCGAGCCATTTCCATAGCCTGAAATTCGGCGCTGTCAATCAACAACATTTTGTCAGGCGACGTCAACGTTTCGGTGTATTGCACAAACTCATTTAAGGCGGCTGTCTGATTCGATTCACGAGCCAAATTGAAGGCTGCCGCAAGATCGGCTAACTCCTGTGCGCTTAATGGTTCGCCGCCAGTTTGTCGCAACACACCAGCTGGTATTGCGCTGCTCGAATTGCGGTAGCGTGCAGCTTCAAGTTTCAACGCCGTAGCAACCGCCTGTTCAGACATGTAGACAATGCCTTGTATCGGTGACAAAAATTGTATGACGTCATCAGGGTTTAATTCGCCGCCTTGAAACACAATTTGTTTTGACGGCGCAAACCACACCGGGCCTGACTGATCAAGTGTTTGTATCATTGCGGCTGGTAGCCGTGTGAACGACGCCGGAAAACCGTCAGCGGTTCGTGACGTCACATACCAAAATGCGCGACCAAAAAAGAACAAGTCGTCAAATGTCCACGCCAAAATATGGTTGTTTGGTAACGTCGGGTCGATACGTCGCAACCATGTGCGCGGCGCCAACGGCACCTTTTCCATTTCATCGCCATTCCAAATTTCGTTATACATTTTCAGTTGCATACAAGCAACGACGCTCGCCATAAGATCGCGTGCTCGACTGATTGTCGGCACACTCATCGCACGGTTACGTGCAGGGCCTTCAATGTACGAATAATATTGGCCGATCATTTGTGCGCCACCGTTGTTGACGCCGTTGGTGTAATAACTTGCGCCACCTGCTGCGGCCGCTTTGGTTGGTTGCGGTGATATCGCTGCTTTGTTGACGGTGCGGTTAAATAATGCCATGCGCCAAGTATGCCACCAAAACAAATGTGCGGTGTGTATAGGTAGCCGCCAAACCGTAACCGGAAAAGTAAGGCTGTTGACGGCTACCCGTGCGTCATGCTAGTTGCCAGCGACAACAATCATCGGTTTTCCTGTCGCGGTTGGTCGACTGGCAAGCGCCGCTGACCAAACCAAACATCGCGCTAACTCGATTGGGCCCGGTGAGCGTTGCGACGACAACGCAATACTGTTTTGTGACCGTACCGCGACGGCACGTTGGACGTGTTCGGCGAGCATGGTTTCGCCTGTGTGCCACAACAACTTTTCGTGGATCATTGATCGTATTCGTGGCGTAAATTTTAATATTTCGGCATACCCGACGACGATTCGACGACGTTCTAATGCGGTTGGCCAATGCAAATCTATCGACGGCGATATCGCAAATTTGACGGTCTGATCTTTGGCAATCTGGTTGACTTCGTGCAACATTTCGTCGTATGTGTCTGTTACAAACGCAACGGTCACTATTGTGCGCCGATCTTGCAAAACGACCGACCTAACACCAAAATATCGTTCGTCTGTTAACGATGATTCGATAGCGACAACACCGCCATTGGGCATTGGGTCTGTGTATTCAAGTTCTGTCCAAATGCCGGGCTGTATCCACGACTTGTCGCTAGCCACCCAAAGATTGCATGACGCCCGCAAAAACGATATGCGGTCGGGGTTTTCTGATTCGGCCGCAATCGTTTTCATGTCAAGTGTCGTGCCTAGCGCCGGGTTCGCATACGGCCACGCCTCAGGGTTCATTGGTGAC